AACGGTGGAAAGCGTACAACTAATTTTGGAATAAACAAGGGAAAAACAAAAAAACTTTCACGTGAGGGGTGAAAGTTTTTTGTAAAATATTGTGTATTAATGATTTATTCTTCTTCTCGGAAAAATTCTATAATTTCCTTTATAATGCTTAAATCGACCGTATCATATTCGGACTTATCATATATCGCTACAAAGAGGATATTTTTTTCTTCATTTTCAGTATTAACATTGAATTATAAACCACAGAATAGGCAGTACAAAAATACACAAATAGAAAAAAGCCTGAAAACCCTTATAAATAAAGGGATTGAAGCTAAAAAAGGCGAGAAAGTGGACAAAACGAAATGTACAATAACTACCATTTAATTACCGAGTAATTGCCCAATAACTACCAATTAAATAACCTTAATTACCTACATAGGGCATAAAGATACCTATTAATTACCCAATCCCACTAAAATAGCCCCTTTGAGGGCTTTTTTTATGCCCTGAAACAGCCTTTAAAGCCCATTAAAAGCCTCTATAAAGCACCCGAAAATGAGGGTGAGAAGTACCTCGAAAAAACCTCCTTTTTTAGGTTAGGGGGACACTTAGGGGGACACTTAGGGGGACAAAAAAGCACCTAAAAACAGAGAGTAAAAGTACCTATACTTATACCTACACGCAAGCTATACCCCTTTTTTATAGAGTAAAAGGGGGTGTATTGTAGTGTATTTTATACTATATTTTTACATAACTTATTGATTTTTAATCTATAACATAGTTTTTATGATAAAAATATAGTGTTTTCCTCTATTGATCTATCCACTCTACTTCACCATTTGGAAGTTGGAATATGATAGGAGCTGAATTTTGCTCTTGTACAATGTGCCCTACTACTTGGAATAAATTTCTTATATCCTCTTTTGCAATAGGGAAGGGTTCGTGAATGGGCGTGCCGTCAGGGTGAGTACTGAGGTTGGTACTATATGCCATAATACAATTTTTATCATCCTTACACGTTTGTAACTTCTTGGTAACCCTTATTTCGTCCGTTTCTACTACGTAATTTTGCCCCCAAATGATACTTTTTAAATGGTTAAGTTTCTTTATCGCCAAAATACAGCCATTAGGATATTCCCTCATACTTTCACCAAAGTGCCTTATAGCAGCATTGGCACTTGGAAACATACTCCCTAAGTCAATATAAGAGGTAGGAGCAGTAACAGGGCTAAGGTCAGCAGATAGCTGTGTCCCTCCGATAGTAGCTACATTTTCATAGAAGGGAACAATATTAGGTTTTTTAAAAAACTCTCCCGAAGCTATTTGCTTAAGCGCCTTTATTTGCTCCTCTTTAGTCATATTTTTGATATCCTCAACACGAGGCTTAAGCATATCGCCTTTACCTGTAAGTAGCCATTCTACACTGACATCAGTATAATAATTTACTATTTTCTCAATTATATCACTTCCAACACTGCCATTTTTTGCCTTTGTTTTTGAGAAATAGCCATTACTTACACCAATTTTATTAGAAATTTTATATACGCTATCTTTTTTATAATCAATAAGTTGATATATTCTTTCAATAATACTCATAGAAAATAGTAAATTAAATTTGTTTATATGAGAAAATAGTAATAACTTTGCAACATCAAAACGATAATACTTTATAACAATGACAAAGGTAATACAATTTTCTGAAATTGTTCGTATTTGCGAACAAAAAAAACAAACAGGGGATATTCAAACATTATCTAAAATGTTAGGATGTACTACAGATGCTATAAGAATGCGTCTACAAAGGGAAGATGAAAAGACTTATGAAGCTCTTTATGAGCTGATAGAACAAAGAGAATGTCTAATAACTAAATACCAAGAAAATCAACCTAAACAATAGAATATGAAAATAGGAGACCAAGTAAAGATAAGCCGATACACTACAGACCCCGCAAAGCAACAAGGAAACATCGGTACAGTGATAGGGATTTATCCCGAAGACGAAATGACTACTATAGTAAGAGTAGAGTTTGTAACAGATAAGGGTGAGAAATTCTCCGCCCTATATGATATGGACTGCTTAATTCCTGTAAGTGAGGACGATTTAGACGATTAATTAAAAAATAGAATATGAGAAAGTTAATACAAAAAATACTAAAAAAGCAGGTGATACACCATATCAATAAGGATTGGAGCCACCAAGTGATAGAGACAAAAGAAACCCTCTTCGGGATAGTAGTTAAAAGAGAATTGAGAACAGAACTAATGTAGTTAGAGAACAGGCAGAATGTTTGTGCTACTAAGAAAGAAAAAAATAGAACATACAAATATAATTAATTATTCCTAATTCAGTAGGACTGACGGCTAAAGGCTGGCGAAGCGAAATCGCATTAGGGAGCAAAGGCAAAAGCCAAAAAAAAATACACAAATGTACGCATACAAAGAAAACATATTATCCATACCTGCACGGCTCCTATACGATGATTGGGGACTGATGAGCTATGACTATTACAAGAAGTTATGTAATCGTGGTAAGCTCATCAATACCCAACCAGGGAAAGGATTAGGTAACGAAGCGTGGGTGTCCTTCCACGAATTGCCTGTGGTGAAAGGGGTTAATATTAAGGAATTTTGTGTAAGAATGTTGGGAAAGCCCGAAGATAGTAAAATCTTACAGAATAACCTTGAACCTCTCTTGGTACCCGACTTGGAAGCTATTAACTTCTTTTCAGGTCACAGAAAACCTAATGGAAAGCCTCTAAAGATAGAAGAGCAAAGAGAAAAAGCTACCTCAGCAATGATTTTAAATGCTATTGAAAGCCTCTTTAAAGGGCGTATAAAGAACCCTCTTTACAAAGGAAAAAAGGTGGAGATTTGGAAAAATATTAGCGAGGCTGTTAATACACTCAACCCCGAACGTTGGCATTTTGACTTGCCTAATAACCCCAGAAGTTTGCAACGCAAATATAACCAGTATCTCAGTGAGGGCTACTATGCCTTCATTCATAAGGGCGAGGGATCTGGTAATGCCAAAGTAGTAACGGAAGTAATGGAAAGGCTTTTTATATCCATTTGCTGTATGCCTAACAAACCCTATATGAGTTCGGTGTATGATATTTATCGGCAGTTCCTTTATGGCGAGATAGAAATATTTGATAAGGCCACTGGTGAACTCTTCAATGTATCACAAGACTTTTGCGACGAACACGGGAATATCTTAGAAGTCTCTGAAAGTACCGTAAAACTATGGCTTAACAAACCCGAAAATCAGTTGGTTATCAAAAAAGCCCGCAATGGAGAATATGACTTTAGCCACAAGGAACGTCCGCACGTCAATCGCCACGCACCGCTTTACTCTATGAGTAAAATTACTCTGGATGACCGTGACTTAATGCATACCAAATTACCTAATGGAGATAAAGTAATGGCATACTATGCATATGATGTGATGAGTACAGCATTGATTGGTATTGCTCATAGTAAGAAGAAAGACAACGAATTATTCTTGGACTGCTTCCGCTCTATGTTTCGCTTTACGGCTCAATATGGATTGGGTACTCCTATGCAGATAGAAGTAGAGCGACACCTTACAGGCGAACACGTGGAGGGATTGCTCAAAGCTAACAATATTTTTCCGTTTGTACGATTCTGTAATCCTACTAATTCGCAAGAGAAGTATGCCGAGACGATGATACGAGGTAAGAAGTACGGGATAGAGAAAGACAGACACCAAAACGTAGGGCGACACTATGCAAGACGAGACAGCAACCGAGTAACTAACCAAAAGATATTTGACGAGTTCAATGACAACTACAAAGATGCCAAAGCTCCTTATGAGGATATAGTAGCAATGGAATTGGAAGAGCAAACCCTCTATAACAATCAGCTACATCCCGACCAAGAGCGCTTCCCTGGTAAGACACGTTTGCAGGTATTTTTAGAGAATGTAAATCCGAACCTACCGAAACTTAACCGAGCTCTCTTGGCGCAATATATAGGTAGATGCGTGCCTACCACGATACGCAGGAACCAATATGTAACTGTACAATATCAAAAGTACCAATTGCCTAACCCACAAGTTATTTCCCTGCTCTCCTCCTATGAGGTACAAGCGTATTACCTGCCTAATGAGGAGGGTGTAGAAGAGGTGTATTTGTACCAAGAAAACCAGTTCCTATGCGAGTGTAAGCGCCTTAAATCCTTTAACCGAGCCAATGCCGAATGGACAGAAGAGGACAAGGAGATATACCAAGAGCAAATGCATTATATCAAGCAATTTGACCAATATACTAAAGAAAAAACTACTGAAAAGCTATCTAAAATAGGCACGCTTTCGGTGGAGAAAAAAGTGGAAAAAACAGAACTCCCTGTAATTACTGTAGCCTACCAGGAGCAACCCACTACTAACTACAAAGAGTATCAGAGAACTAAAACAGAAACAATAAATAAAGCCTTATTAGACCTATGATCACAACAGCATTAAAAGAAAAAATCATTTTGGCAATTGCCGAAAACAGAAAGAACTACCAATCCGATAGCAAGCACGCACAGAGCTTGGAGATTAACACGGCTCAATACAGCCGTATCAAGAAAGGTGAATTGGAGGGCGTGCTTAGCGATGCTAATTGGGTCAGCATAGCCCGCAGGCTTCAAGTACAACTCAAGGACGAACGCCCTTGGGTGACGGTGGAAACAGAGACCTTCCAATACATCTACCTACAACTAACAGCCTGCCAAGGGCGTTCCATCTCGGCTATCCTATGTGATAGGGCAGGAATTGGCAAGACACACACTGCCAAAGTGTATGTGAGCAAGAACAAGAATGCAGTGTATATAGACTGCTCCCAAGTGAAGACCAAACAGAAGCTCATTCGCAAGATTGCTCAAGAGTTTGGTATTGCCCATACAGGGCGCTATGCCAATGTATATGAGGACTTGGTTTTTTACGTAAAACAGTTGGAAAACCCACTTATCATATTGGACGAGGCAGGAGACTTGGAGTACCACGCTTTCCTTGAGTTAAAAAGCCTATGGAATGCTACCGAGTACACTTGTGGCTGGTATATGATGGGAGCCGACGGCTTGCAGGCAAAAATAGATCGTAACAAGGACATCAAAAAGGTAGGGTATGCAGAGATATTTGACCGTTACGGCTCGAAATACAGCCGTGTAAGTCCTGCCCAAGACAA